ACCTTGTACAGCGTGAGGAGGACATGAGGGACGGAGGGAACAAGGTACAACATTATCTCTGTCTACGGCACCCATTGAACAATGTTTTTACGGGTAGGGACAACTTTGAAGATTGTGTGCAAGGATGTCGGTGCTTGTTTGCATTGTTTCTTGTAATGGTTTATAGCCTTGTCCTTGTCTGTGAACGAAACGATAAGTTCACCGTCGCGCCAGTATTCATACTTAACATCCTCATGTGCAGATAGCATAGACGCACCTTTCGTATTTGAATCAGTACATTCTACAAAATCATAGAAGCCACGCTTGCGCATATTCCAATCATCCCCATCGTCATACCGATAACCGCAAGTTTTAAGTTCCTTTCCGTCCTTGTCTCCATTTCAACATCGACCCGTCCAATTCGGGCGGCCAAATCAGAGCAAGTCCTCGAAATGGAATCGAACTGTTCTCGACGTGCACCAATTTCATCCTGCAAATCATCGCTCAGGTCAAGTATCATGTTGTTGTACTTGTACTGAACGGCGGTAGCTGAACCCATTTGCGGTTCACTTGGAGTTTCAAACTCCATGAACTCTGCGACCATCTTTACCCCCAATACGCGAACTGATAGCAAACTAAAAGGCAACCGACGACGACTATGCCCATTCCTGCGCGGGCTGCGATTATGCCCTCGTGCTGGCGTCTCCAACACGTGTTGCAATCAGTACTTGTCAAAGCGCAGTAAATCAACACTGTTCCGAACAGAATCAAGGCAATGCAGATTATCATTTCTCTCCCACCTTCGTCAACATGACCCCGTTCAGCGGTTCGGCCGTTCTCGGGCGCACCTTGGTTGTATAACCTGTTTCCTTTCCGTTCATGTACTCCACAATCTCAAACGCTTCCTCGCTGGCGTAAATCAGCAGACCGTCTCCGCCGCTTATCTGCTCGTCTATGAGCAGCTCCAATGGGCAGTACTTGTGGAGCATGTACACCTGCCCATCGCGGTACGAGTAGAATAGCTTGGTCATAACACATTCCTTTCAATCGGTTTGCCTGCAATAGAATAGTATCAAAAACCACTTGCCATGTCAACAAGAAAAGCAGCCCTTTTCGAGGGCTGCTTCCGTTTTGCTTCTCCTGCCCTTCTCATTTCTTGCCGAAGCGCTCAGAGGGCGGTGCGGCTACCCCAGCTTCTCGGCAATCGCCGCAAGCTGCTCCTTGACGGCCTTGATGTCTTCGGCATTGTCGGCCACCTTCTTGGCAATCCACTTGATATGATCGTGGTCGTTGAAGTTCATACCGCGACCCGTAGGGTCGTACGTGCCCGTTACCTGCTCGTAGATGGTGGCTAAAAGCTTGTCCTGATGCTCGGTCAGCATATCTTCCTCCTCGTTCTCGTAATCTCCGCCCAGGCCGCGCACCACCGCGCCGCAAAGGGCGTCCCAGCTCGTCGCGTGCCAGGCTTCCGCGTCCTGCTCGGTGTCCACGAAGCACACCTCGATGAGGATGGCGGGCATTTCCGTGTGATTCAAGACGTACAGCCCATCGGTGCTCTTCGCTCCCCTGTTCGGCAAGCCCAGAGCCGATGCAAGCTCGCGGCTCACCTCCCTCGCGCAAGTCTCGGCGATTGAATAGGGATAGTGCCAGACCTCGGTACCCGTTCCGCCGCCCGCATTGAAATGAACGGCAATGAACAGGTCTGCCCCGCTCGCGTTGGCTGTTCGGCACTCCTCGCGAAGCTCTGCGGAAACGTCGGATTCCTCGTTCGAGCAGTCGGTGACGTGCCAGCCCTGCGCATCGAAAGCGTCTATAAGCTGGGCTACGAAAGCGCGGTCGCACTCGTACTCGTCGAGGTATCCCGACGCTCCCCTCGCGATGGCGGAATGACCGCCCGCAATCGCAATGTGCATGTTATTCCTCCATCTTGTCTACGTGGTCGTCGAACTTCGTGGTGAGCGCGGTAATGGCAAGCGTCAGGTCTTTGAGCGTGTCGTTCATCTTCACGTAAAGCCATCCCATGAAGCAGCATGCCACGATTGGGAACCCCACGCTGCCGACAGCCGTAATCACCATATCGAATACAGCAGTGTCCATTGTCAACCTCCTTTCTAAAAACCAAGGTAGTCGAACACGTTGTTAAAGAACTCTCGCGTTTCAATCGTGTCGAAGAACACGCTTCCCTGCATGTACAGCTTTCGCACGCTCCGCAGCACCACGCTCGATTTCTCTATCATAAGCAGGTTAGGCTGCATGTCCGATTTTGTCAAGACGTAAACCAGCGCATCCTTCGGATACCTGCGTGAAACGTAGTACACGCCTTCCGTGTAGTCCACCCACACGCCAACCGTCCTGTTGTCGAATCGGAGCGCGAAATAGAACCTCGCTTCCTCCGACTTCTTGGCTATGAACTTGTCATTGTCATCATAGAACATGTTGCCAACTGCGTAATCGTAGTATGACGTTCCACGTATCATCTGGCCAAACCTAGTTTTGTCAACGTGCGCCCTAAATTTTTCGCTCTGCACAATCTCAACGCACATGTAACCCTTGTGCGCCATGAGAAAGCGTTTGCCCTTTCTCGGCTTCAATCTCCATCCGATGAAGTACGGGTTAGTCAGTGCGACGGCGTTAGCCATGAACATTACCTTGACCCTGTCCTGAAATCGGTCAACCGTGTTGTAGAAGTCTTGAAACTGCTTCAACTCGTTTTGCAAGTAGTGTAACGAACCCTTGTCAATTATGAACTCGTCAAATCCTATCATATCAACGTCGGGATAGGGTACAGACTTTTTGGTCAACGCGTTTGCCAACGTGATGAAGAAACATAGCACACGCCATTTCTCTGGCTTTTCATCACCTATTGCGACCTTTCTGATGTATCCTTTCATTCCCTCGACTTTGAACTCCCACGATGGAAAGCGGTCGACAATATCCTGAAAGAACTCCTGCTTGTCGTCGAACTCCGACTTGTACCTGCGCAGGTAGATGAACTGTTTGCCAGTCTTGATGAAATGCCTTATCCGCTTGTACTTGAAGTCATACGTCTTGCCTGTTCCGCGCCCGCCGACGACGAAGTTGAACATGGCGTTCCGCGTCATGATGTCGTGTGCATCGTAGTACATGCTCTCGCTCATAGGTACCGTCTCACCTCCCAGTAGTACATGCGCCGTGGGTAGCTCCTTGCATCCGTCGTGGTCTGGTCTGGCCCGTAGTCTGGTCCACCGTGCCCCCACAGCTCGTTGTTCCCCATATACAGCTCCACGTGGTCGAACGACGGGTTCCATCCGCGCCACATGATAAGAACCAGGTCGGCTGGCTCCATGTCCTCAATGGGAAGGTCGTCAGAAGAGTACCCGCTGGCTATCCTCTCCCCCTTGTCGGCCATGTCTCCCGTCCACGTCCCCACGTCTATTCCAGCAACCTGCTGGTACGCGAACCAAATCGTCGATGAGCAGTCGCCGTAACCGCTGCTAACGGGGTCGAGCCGTCCAGCGCCCTGTGAATACGCAAAATTGTCAAGCCACGAACGGTACAAATCGCATATCGCGTTCTGTGCTTCGCTTCCTGTTTCAGAACCGCCGCCTTCGTTGCCGCCGCCAATATCAGTTCCGTCAGCGTTGTATCCGTTTACCCAGACCTGTCCAGACGCGGGATAGAATATGACGCCGTTCTTGTACTCGCCCTTGCCGTAAAGGACAAGCGTGTCGCCGTTCTGAATGATATAGCCCAGCTTGCTCGCACCTGTTCCGATGCCTGACTCGTTGCCGCCTGGTGTGGTGTCAACGTCCCCGCTCTGACCGAAGTCGGGCGGCTCGCTCTCGCCGTCCCATTCCTGCAACCTCTGGTACACGGTGTTGTAGCGATTCCTGTACTGCCCAAGAACCCCGTGGTTCATGCAAACGCCGTATATCCTATCGAGGTCGGCGCTGCCGCCCGCAGTTGCAATAACCTGTCCAGCGCTTGCGGGCGATTGATGGTACATGCTCATCGCGAAAATCAACGGCTTAGGATAGGACTGGCTCATGCCCCAATTTTCAAGCGTTGTGATGTACCCCTCGAAATCGGCGATAGCCTGATTCTCCTGAATCACATGGTTTTCCTCGTCTTGGAAAACAGTTATGATGCTGTTTCCCTCGTCCCTGTTAAGGTACCTACTAGTCCACCATGTACTACCAGCATCATGGGATTCAATGTCTGAACGCAACGAGGATGCCAACTGTCCGTAAGCAGTTGGCATCTCGTTTTTGATGCGGTTGAGCAGCGCAGCAGCTCGTGTACCATACCACTGCATCATCCCTATCGTGATAGGGTCGTTGTAGTTCACCTCTGTCCAGTTCCAATCGGATTCAACCTCGCCGATGACGTACATCGCGTAGTAGCATATGGTTCTGGTTGCGGGCATGCTGCACCTCTTTCTAGCTTGTCTTCGTACTTGCGCCTATCCCGCGAGGTACGTCAAAACTCCCGTCGCACCCTCGGTCGTGGGTTCGCCTGTCTGCATGTTGATGTACACGTTACCCGTCGTGTCCACCTGAAGATAGCCAGGCCGTGGGATGCCAATCGTAGAGCTTTCCACCGCGCCAGTCGTCGTGATTGCTGGCGCGTACTGCGCCCCTACCGTGCCAATCTGCGTCTTCGCGTTGCCTGGCACGCTCACGCCCAAACAGGTCACCGTGACGACCCTGCCCCATGCTTTGACGTAGCACCCGCTCGAAAGCTCGCTCCCGATGCTGGCGGGAGCCGCGCCCCACTGTTCCGTGAGCGAGGAAACCTGCCCAGCTACCTGGCTCACCATCTGCGGCGATGCTGCAGTGCCAGTGGCTGCTGAGGCGTTGCCGCCGTCGGCGACCCTCACATGGCCGTACTCGGTCGCGGTTCCCTGGCCGTACAGCGTGGTGGACGACGCATGGTCTGTCGGCGCCTTCTGCGAAACGTTGGCGTTCAGTGCGGAGATGTCGGCCTTGTTCTTGCTCGCAACGCCCTCGACCGCGCTCACCCTTCCCGTAAGCGCCGTCACGTCGGCTTGCGCACCCGCGATGTCAGTCTCGTTGGCCTGCGCGAGCGAGAGCGCCCCGTCCGCCGTATTCTGCGCACCCGTAATCTGAGCACCGTGCGCCTCCACGGTGGATTCCAGCGCCGCGATGTCCTCCTTGTTCTTGCTCACCTGCGTCTGCATCGTGAGGACGTTCGCGTTCGCGTTGGTAACGTCGTCCGTCGTCTTTTTCATCTGCGCATCAACCTTGCCCATCGCGGCGTTGTATTGGTCGCGCAGGTTCGGCTTGTCCGCCGATGCGTACAAATCCAAATTATAGTTCGGTGTGTACTCTGTAGCCATTATACACTCTCCTCATCATACATGATTCCTTCTGGTACAAAACCGTCCCCTATAAGCTGACCGCTGTAAACTGCCAGCCCTCGGACGTTCAGCCCGCAGTCGGCAAGCTGGTCAACAGTCATGTCAAGCTGAGCAAGCTGGTCTACGGTGATTGCGTGCACCGTGACGTCGTTGAAGAAGTCACGCATTGCTTTAACATTGTCTGTGTACGTGCCCACCGTCACATTCCAGATAAGCGTACCAATCTGCAAGCTTGCAATCAAATCTCGAAAGTTTTTATCCAGCTTATCAATCTCTGAATTCGTGTACCCTTCAAGCTGTTCAGTTTGTGAAACCTGCTCTGCATGAATCTGATTCTTAAAATCATCAAACTCAACAGTTGTAACAAAATCGCTGTCAATGTTCGCAATCTTCCCAAACAGGCAAGCAATCTGCTGCTCTACGGAAAGCGATTCATCATACACAAGCGGCGTTGTAATCTGATTGCACGTTCGACCGCCACCAAGGAACGGATAATAGATTCCCATAAATCTCACCTCCCTAAAGAGCGTTCCAATAATCAGTGTATATACCCATGAAAAGTTCGTTCAAATCGCCAATCACCATCATGTCGATATTGAGGAACGTATCACGGAACTGCATGAGGGCTTGTGCTTTGGTGATACCCGATATGCCGCTCACGTGCGTTACGTAATCCTCTAGCGTCTTCGAACTCGCTTTCGTGGTATCGCTTGCTGCGCTGTCCGCGCTGCTGTCTTGCGTACTTGTGCCTTTAGCAGTGGTGCTGCTGTTGCTGTCGGTTAGGTTGGTAGCGTAATCCTCGTTTCCAGAAAGCTGCATCTGCGGAGTTGCGCTGACAACCGTTCTTGCCGTGCTGTCCGTGTCGTTTACTGTATCGCTCGTGGCTTTCGTGTTCGTATTCTCCGTGCGCGAATAATCCCTAGATTGGTCGGATGTTCCTGCGGTGCTTCCTTCGGTACGCATATCATAGTTGCTAAGTGGGTCGAAATCAAGCAAGGCACTCTTGTATAATTGATTGTAGAACGGCATAATCTCGTTCATCTTGCGATTGAGGAAACGCCTGAAAAGCGCAGGTGTTTCCTGACCAATCTCTCTGAAATAGAAATGCTCGACAATCTTAGCGTTCAGCGGTGTGCGGTAATTTTCGTCAAAAATAGGGTAGGTGTCAAGTCCCAAATCGAAACCGTTTTCAACAAGCGAACCAAGTTCAACCGTGAATATAGCCCCACGATGGTACGGGACACCGCACTCTCCATCTTCATACAAACTCATAGCCCTGCGCCCCCCTCCGATTGAATCTCGGGGTCAACCATAAGAAGCGTGTTCATATTGTCGGTAGAAATATCCTTGTTCATGTCGCACCAAACTTCAAGCCCATATTTACGGTTAATCTGCCTGCACGCTTCACGTCTGCAATTCAACCTGATAAGCCTGTTCGCTTCAATCTGCCCATTGTTGGCTTCAACTTCTGCGCTCTGCACTCGCTCTGCCTTGCTTATGTTAGTGTTCTCGATTCCAAAGTACGTCATTATCTCTGCCCAAACGGTCTGCTTGGCTTTGAGCAGCTCGGGCGTGATGAACGGTGCACCAGAATTGAGATACGTTATCTGCGATGGGTCGAACATCCCATCAGCGCCAACAATAATAGGCTCGTTGCCCACGTACTGTTTCATAAGGTTCTGAATAGTCAACCTCTGCGATTCAGGAACAACCGCAAAGATTGGCATTTTCTGGCTCATAAGGTTCACGTCCACGGTTCTGTCAATGTCTGCAAGGCGACGCGCGTATATGCGCATGGCGTTAATATCGGGGCGGCGCAAGTAATTGTTCCATATCGGAACACATTCCGTTGACTTCAAGCGGCGATGAAACCCGTTTGCGCCATACGCAATGTACGCCAACGGATTCTGGTACATGTTAATCTGCCCAGACGGCGCACCCATAGTGGAGAAATAAGCGTCGTACTCGTCATCCCAGAAAAACACGCTCATACCGCGATTGAAAAGCGTAAGCTCCAAGAATCGCTGGTCAATCTCCGCTGGCAAGCCCTCCCATCGGTATATCGCGCAAGCCATCTGCTCAAGCAGCTCGTAGTACATGCGGTACTGAAGATTGTTCATCTCGGCTGACTGCCACGTGTCGCGCTTCCCCTTGCGGTTCCTTCCCATCAGTAACGCACTCCCTTCACAGGCTCGTTGTCCGCTAAATCAACCTTGTACATCTTATCAGGGTCGCTCCAAACTGTCACGCCCTTCTCAAAAATTCCCCTGATAGTCTCTTTGAAAAGTTCGGGTACCTCGCTTGTGGACAAAGAAACGCTCTGCATCTTCCAGTACGTGAAGTTCTCCATGCACTTCAAGTCGGCGGGCGGGGTCAACCATCTGTTCACGTAATAGCCGTAACGAAGCCAGAAGTCCCCAATCTGCCGCATGAAGTTCGCTTTCAACCGTTTGAACTTCAAGCGCACTCCCATGTACCCCTTGCAGAAGTTGAACGCGTCGCCACCGTTCTGCCCAGAAGTGGACGGCTGCGTGAGCCGCGCATCCTGAACCTTCGCCTGTATACCTTGTATGGCAGTCTCATAATCCCCGTTCGCGGCGTACACTGCGTAATCGTAGTTCGTGTCCCTCATATAACCCTGCAAACCGATGTTGTTCTGCGTCGTTGCCGTCGCAGCACCGACCTGCGTTGCCGTCGTTCTGTTAATCCAGTCGGCGTTCAGCGCGGTGTTCGCACCTGCAAGGGCCATGTTGGCGACACCCGCCGCCGCACCTCCTGCGTTTCCAGACGCAGCGGCTCCCAAAGCACCCACCCCAGACGATGCCATGGACGTAGCCCCGCCCCACAGGTTCTTCTCCTGCGAAATGTTGCTCAAAGCCCAGTTCGCTTGGTTCGCGACCTGCTGGTTGGCCCATGCGTTCTGCATGTTCGCGCCGCTCTGGTTGAAAGAAAGCTGCGCGGCGGTCATCGCCTTTTGCTGCGACCAATCAGCCGACGAAAACTGATACGCCAGTCTGTTCCTGTTCGATGCCATGTAATATATGTACTGGTTGTTCACAAGCGAGAACTGCGGAAAATTGCTGAACTGAATCGCTATGTCCAGCCCCTCTTGGTTGTATTCGGAATGCGGGAACTCGTTACCGCTCGGAAGATAGTAGTCCGCCCGAACGCTCCCTCCTACGCCGTTAGCGGTGTTGTAATCAGACACATACGTGTATCCCCTGATGTCGGGCGGTGCAACGATAGTCTCCGTTAAAAGCGAGATACTGTCGTTCCCGTTATATGAGTTTATCTGCAAACACTCTGGTTTCAGAACAATCTCCCCGCCGTTGTACGCCGTCATCTCAATCACGCAATACGGTGCCGTGTACATTTTCAGCAGGTTACGGTAACGTGATGGAACATGGAACTTGTCAAGAACGTTCATCACCTGCAATGACGTGATGTTCTCTGAAGGATTATCAGGCATTCTCAACATCGATATGCCTGCAACGGTCGTCTCGGTCGCGTTCTGAACAAAGCGGGCAGGCACAACAGTGACCATGCTGATACACTGTGAAACCCAAGGTGCATCTTGCAACTTCCTCATCAATTCCAGAAAATTCTCGCTACTGCAAGCGTACACTGCCGACCCAGACGGCATACCATCGTTAATGGAGCCAGTAGCGGTTTTCAGTGCAGGATTGGACACGCTTCCAAAATCAACAGTCAAGTCTGCCGTGCACATAATGACGATGTACGGCGGTTCGTTGAGAAAATTGTCAATAACAAGGTCTGTAATCTCATATTCATCGCCGATGTTCAGACCCTCTGTATCCGTGAGATACTCGGAAAGATTGTATATGGTGCTGTTCTCATTGGCAATGCCGATATGCCCCTTATTGACGTAGCACATATTGAACTCAATGCGATTGTAGTACGTCATCCATACGTCAAGCTGTACATTCACCTGCGTCGTGTTTGGAGCAAGGTATTTTGCATCTGTAATGAAGTAATAGAAAACATCGGGCTGTCTGCCCTCTGTTGGAGATACGGGCTGCATAGAGTTCTTAACAACCATATAGTTGCAACGTGTAACCATATCAAATGGCGCGTTCACGCGAACAGGCTCACCATATCGCAGATATACAAGCCCGTTAAGCGTGAACGCATAACCATCGGATGTGCGGGATGCAAAATAAGCATCCCGCTCCTTGTCGGAATCAAAGCGCACAACATCGCGGTACGAAGAATCCCACGGCACGTTGCACATGAGAATGGTGGTGTTCGGTGTCCATACCGAATAATTAAACCTGTTCTCATATTCATAGATGTTCTCTGGCAACCCAGGGAAATCTTGTGCCATGACCTTCTCCTTACACCGTGTACGCCTTACCAATACCAACAATCAAATCCGTGTGCTGGTACACCTGCTCGCCCATCGCAACCGCAGGGTCGATGTAGGTGCTGGTCGCGGTGACGGTGACGTTCTCCGCAACCTCGTCCTGGTCAACGTGCAGCACGCCCTCTGCGTCAACGAAAGTCCCCGTTTTCAGGCGAACACCGCCGCCCGCGACACCAGTGTTGTTCGCGGTGATTGCGAACGTGCAGCCCTGAGGGACAGCATACCCCTCGGTCTCGGGAGCAACAGTACCCTGAACCGTGGCGATAAGGCGCGTCTTCGCACCTCGCTCTGCAAATGCAGGCTTCACCCCGTCAACCTCCGCATAATCGAGCGTAACACCAGTCGCTTTAATGGCGGGAACAGTTACACTGGTACCTGCTTCCGTAGTGAACATAACGGCATTAACGAATCGGGACACAGAGTAAATCCCGTGGTGGTGCAACCAATAGTTCCATGAAATCGCCTTCGGGTTGCGGATGCTCTCAAAGTCAATCAGCGTGTCCGCGCACATAAAGAAATCTCGGTCGCACAGAATGGCCTGGCACCCGTCAATGCCGAAATCGTCAATCTCGACAACGCGCATCTTGAAGTCAGCAGCCGAAGCGTTGAACGCGAACGCGATAACGTTCACGTCAAGCATCGCCACAAATTCGGGCGTGGCAAACAGAACAAGGTCATCGTTGTTCGTGAACGTGGGAACACCAGCGGCGTTGTACTGACCAGAAAGGAATCGCATCTTTCCAGCCATCGAGCGCACGGCTTCCGTGATTGCCATCGCGTCATCCTGCTTCTCCGAACGGGTGGTCGCTGCTGAAGCGTCGGGCACCTGCACCTTGTAGAATCCATCGATGCGCGCGTACTCGGCAAACAGGTTGCGCATGATAAGGTACTCGTCCCAATAATCAGACGTGTACGGAGTTTCCATGATGCGCCCAACAAGGTCTTGAAGTCCATAATCGGTAAGGAAAGCACGGCGCAAAAGCATGTCGTTAATAGTCAGCGGATAATAGTCCTGACGGTTGATGCTGTGAAAGTTGCTCATAACATCAGGGGGGCTGCACTTAAAGACATCCTCATGGCAAGAATTAGGGTCATATCGTTTAGCCTGAATCAGCGTTGTCGCGAGTTCCTCGATAGTCTCGCCGTACTGCATCATTCCGCGCTTAAACTGCGCAAGCGGATTAGTCCATACCTTGCTTTTGATAACAACATCGCCAATGCGGTTCACAAGCGCATCAATAAACTCGTTCATCATCGGTCGATATTCAAGCAGGTTGTTCACCGTGTTGGTAATGTCCCCCTGCGTTGCGGCAGGGATTCGCTGCTGATACGCGAACGAAGCATCAGTGCGAATAGCGTTCAAAATCTGCGCGTTCGTCGCGTTCAGCGTTTTAATCGTCTTAGTTGCCATTGTTTCCATCCTCCTTGTCATCAGTGAAAAGATTGTCGATGTGATACACGGTTCCATCATCGTCAACGTCCTCAACAACCGCGCCGTCACCGTCATTGTCCCCGCTGTTGTCGGCAGGTACCTGCATCAGCAGGTCGTAATTGCGGGCTTTAAGGGATTGAATCTCCGACTTCATCGCTTCCTCGTTAGCTGCGTACTCGCTCATTCGCGCTTCCGAGGAACTGCGGTACTCGTCAAAGCCCTCGCCCCGCTTCTGGACGTCCTTCAAGAACGTCTCTGCGGTGGCGTACTCGTCATCCTCCATGCGCTCACGAAGCCATGCAAGCAACTCCTCCAGGTTCATTGCCTCTCCTTTCAACAAAATAGCCCCCACCATCTGGTTGCGACCGTGGCGAGGGCTGACTGTGCCGGTGATATTGCCATTCCCGAAACGCCGCCGCTGCTAATGCGGCTCGCACTCGTGCGGGCGGTATCACCCGTAGCAATCCCGCATCGGTCATCGTCCAGACGGATTGGGTATCACCATAGCCAATATATGGCACTTCACAAGCACTGTCAAGCACTCGCGTTCATTTTCACCAAATCAATCGAATCTGAATAAGCGTTCAAAAACTGCGAAACCGCAACGCGAACAAGATAGGAAACGGGCAGATTCTCCCGCTCGCTTATTTCTTTAAGCTGCTCGTACATCGCTTCATCAATCCTAAAGCTACGCTCAATCATATGTTGCCTCCTATCGGGTGAGCGTGAACGTTATAGGCTCAAGCACTATGCCGCCCCTAACGTGCCTTGGCTTCAACTTCCCATGAAGTTGCAAGCCCCTTTTGAAACTGTCGAACGTAACCATGCGCTTCAATTCCTCTGGCATACCTGCGCACTTAACGTCATCGAACGGCTGAACGTCAACCATTCTGTATTCGCCATCAACCATCTTGCCAACCTGATAGATTCTTTCCATGTACGTTTTAGCCCTGATATATTTAGCCATGCTGAAATTGCTCTCGTGTTTCCAAGCACCAAGGTGTGTAGGATGAACTTCAATTCCCTGTACGGGTTCAGTACCCAAAACATGTATGCTATCAGTGTCCGCATACATGAACCTATCATACACGCTTTGTGCGGCGGTTATGGTCTTATGTCTTGCCCATGCAGTAATGAAGCAGCCCATAGGCGTGTAAACAGGGTCACGTGTCTCTTTGTCCCCCAATCTGTAACCCACACTTCCATCATCTTTTAGATATGGAATCTTAGGCGTAACGTCTGGATTGGTCGCGAACTTCCCGTAAAGCGAGTTCAGCATTAGCTTTGCAAGCTGTCTCAAACCGCCTGTGGTCGTCTCCTTTATGTGCATCCAATAATCAATGTACTCTTTGAACAGCCCCGTAGCCTGTTCAAACATGTAACCACCATTATAAGAGAAAACCGTAACATCATACTGCTGCATGAGTATTTCCAAATCAACGTTGGTCAAAGCCAAGTCAACGGTGCCCTCCGTGTCATGTATATACTCCGTCTCCGAATAAAACGGATTGTTCTTTATCTGCAATGTGGGGAGGTGGTTCGGCTTCAACTTGCAATGGCATGTGAGGAATTGGATATAAAGAGGATATTGGGGATTGTTCTTATAGCGCCCTTTGAAATAAATGGGATGCCCTATCGGCAGGGGGCGATGGTACATAACATCGGGGTACAGACTGTTCACATCATATACTGAACCACTGCCCTGCAATCTGTCCTCATGGTCTGCATCTGCCTGAAACTTTGGATTCGCATATGTATAGCCGCCCCTGTATGCCTTGCGTATCATCGCGTCCATTTCAACATGTATCTTAGGGAACCAATCATCCCACTTGGAGCCTATGATATCCATGTACGCGTTTAAGGCATCGCTCCCAATTGTCAGCCTATTAAGCCCCTTGCCGAACTGCTGATGCAATGCCTGTGCGACAATCTGAACATCGTTCCTGATATAGTCGCGCTCTTGCGGCGTTAGTTCGTGACCAATCGGGCGGTACTCTGTGTAATCAATCTCAAGTTTTGAAATGGGGAGGTCAAAAGCCTTCGCAATTTGAGATACCTTCATGGGGAGTTTTTTCAAGCTGTCTTTGAATGTGCAGGTAACAGCCTTCTTCTTACCCTTCTTCTCAAAGCATACTTGCATCTGATAGAACTTGCCCATGCTAGATATAAGCGTTTTGAACGTCTTTGTTTTTGCCTTCTCGCTGTACTCAAATCCGTTGGTAAGCAGGTAGTACAGAATAAACTCACAGTCAAAAGCAGCGTTATGGAAATAATATGTGCCACCATGCACCTTGCAGAAATCAAGAAATGTTGCAATGTTCGTGCCATATCTTAGTGCGTCGGGGTTATCAATCTCACAAACACACCACGCCCAAACGCGACAATCATTTACGTCTGTGGTCGTCTCGAAATCTGCTACGTAATCCATAGCTACCCACGTTTTTTGTTCTTACGCTTGCGTTTTCGTGTCGGCTTCTTGGGGTATTGATTCTGTACCTGCTGAATAGTTAGAACCATATGCTCTTTCTGCGCTTCATCATCCATAGCGTCAGCCTGTGCACCCATTACGTTATCCCTGTCGGTGTTTATGTAGCGGTAATAAAGGGGAACAAAGTTGGTAAAATTCTGCAATGCGAAAAGCTGCTCATTTGACAGCTTCTTAATCATGTCGGGGATTCGAGGGTCGTTAAACGTCGCGGCATGTTCCAAAAGGTTCTTGCGCAACTGCGTAATCCGCTTGCGTTGAAACGAGGGGGACAGTTCCCGTTTTAGAATCTTCTTACGCTGATTCAAATCATCAACGCTTCTTATCTGCTCAGGCAATAACTCGCGTTGATAGTCGATATTGCCAAATGGCAAGCCTTTCACGTGCGCCGCCGCGCTCCTTTGCCCTAACGTCATGTCCGCTGCACCGTATGCGGTCAAAAACGGATGTTGCGCGAACTTCTGCCAATATCTGTTGTGCTCCTTGTTCCATTGCCTCTCAATCCGCTTGTAGTCTCTATAAGCGGTGTACGGTATGGGGGTGCCGTCCCGCCCTGCAACAAACCTTGTAGAGCGCGATATGAACTTTTCCAAGTCCCGCGCGTAACTGTTCAATGCCCTTGTGTTCGATGGGTCAACATCGCGAAATAGGGCAATCCCACCCGTTCTTATGCCCTTGCTCTGCAATCTTCTAATCTTGCGCCGCGCCCTACGTTCAGCGTCTTTCACATGGGCGCGGGCGTTCTCGTTAGCCTTCGTCATCGGCTTCGCCTCCTTAACAGAAAGGGCGGGCATATGGCCCGCCCTCGCTTGCTGCTCTGCTATGAGGTGTTATTTGTGGCGCTGAAGCGTGGTGAACTTGTAGCCGTTTCGCCCCTGCTTCTTAACCACATCGAAAGCAATGGCAGGATTCCACGGCGGACAACCGACGATGGCGAAAAGGTTCTTCATCGAGGTTTCAACGCCCGTGCTTGTGCAGCCGTAGGCATCGCCCTTCGGAGTGATGAGCACAATACGGTTGCGCACGGTCTGCTCGCCTGTCGCGTTGTCCGTCATTTCCACTGGCTGGATAATGACGTTCTCAACCTCTACAACCTTCCCCACCATGTCATCAAGCGGCAGGGAATTAGATACTGCTTCGTAAATATCAAGCCTGTCCGCCTGTGTCTCCGCATGGATTGAACAGTACATGCCGCGCGAAAATTCGGGCGCGTCGTCAGTGATTGTCGAAAGTTCGTTGTTCTCCATTTTCGTTCCTTTCATTCAGGGGCGGCGTGCCTTACGCTACCCGTTTTAGCGTGTTAGTCCTCATCATCTTCCGAAGTATCGCAGAGCGTGCCGTACTTCTTGAAGTCGTCGAAAGTCATCTTATAAAGCTGCTCGTGCTCCACAACCTCAACGGCGGCAAAACTCGGCTCCTCCTTTCTGATAAGGGCTTGCGCGGTGCTTAACCCGCACTTCCTCCCTAGCTGATAGGCAACATTCACAGGCTGCCCGTCTTTGATGATGAAACCGTGAACCTCTGTAGTCGTAAACTTCTTTTGAATCGTGTTTCGTGCCATTTTCTCTGTCCTTTCTGTCGTGTACCTTAATGGCAACTCTTATACTACTCTGTATAGTGCGGCTTGTCAAGTATTAAAACCAACTTGCAAGCCGCTTCATGAAATGCACATTATTTAATCGAGGGACTCTAGCCATTCAGCGATTGCGCAATCATTCGAGCCAATGGACGCCCAATGTCAGTTCGCTCTCCAAAACCAACGCCGCGAACTCTGCAACGTCATCTTCCGTAAGTCCATAATCGCCCAAAATATCGATGGCGCTTTCGCGATTGCATGCTACCCTTCCATCGGGAAACGTAACCGTTTTAGCCCCCTGTTAATAGCGCTCAAGATGTTCCATGCCTGTAACTATACCGCTTGCGAACGCGTATTCGCATTCAGTGTCAGTTATTCCATTCAATGCAATCTCTCGAATAGTGTTCGCATCATAATCGCGCACAAAACTACAATAATCTTCTATGAAGGCATGAAGGTGCTTCCACGTCGTAACGCTATAATCATAGCGAGGAAGGAGATAAACGCGCATCTTGCAATACACGGCAACGCGGGACGCGTACGAAGTGAGAACGTACGCGTTTTCAAGATGGATGTTCTCACCGTTTTTAAGTTTGAGCGTGATAGAGTCGACAAAATCGACGGTTGCGGACATGCGACGCAGTTTCATTATTGTTCCTTTCTCTTAGCGGGCGACGTTTTCGCCGCCCGCATAACCGTAAATAGTTAGTGCTGCTTGAAATAACTCACGCCGAAAGCGATTTCAAACGCTGCAATCATGGTCGACCAACGCGAAACCATGCGTTTATATGTAGCGTCCTGCTTTCCCTCGTTACAATCAAGATAAATAGCGGCGCTCTTCTTTTCCCTACTTATGGCATCTTCTAGTTTAGCCATACAATAGGCTACTTCGACGTTCTCAATCATTGTTCTGCCCTTCCTACTATGTCCTTGCGCCTTTTCCCTTGGCGCACTTATAATATACGCCGTTATGTACCCACTTGCAATAGTTGTTTATGTACTTCATATTTTCTTCATATAGTATTATTTTCCACTTGCGCAAGATTAACAGTTGACAGTAGTACACGACTACGCTATAATAAAGGTACACCGAACGAAAGGAAATGAAATGACCACCACAGAACAAATTCACTCAGCTGTATATAACATCGCTAGCACGTTAGGCGACTTCTTCGCTACAGCGGTACAAATAATAGCCGCGCTTCTTGATGCAATAGCAAGCAACCCAACGTTAATAATAGTTTGTGGTATATGCGTTCTGTATTATATTCATTGCAAGTATAAATAGCGTCCCTCATGTCCTCCTCACGCTGTACAAGGTTAATAATAGTTTGTGGTATATGCGTTCTGTATTATATTCATTGCAAGTATAAA